TGCTACCATCATTAATGAAAACTTAGGTGATGATTTAGATCTTATAGATGTTAGTTGCTTAGGTGAAGCTTATACAGCTGTAACAGATGATAAGACTACAGTTCTTACTACAGACGCACTGGAAGAACCATTAGAAGAGAGAATAGCTAGCATTAAGAAAACTATTGATGAAAATGCTAAAAATCCTTTTTTACAAAAGAAACATCAACAAAGGTTAGCCATGTTATCTGGTTCAGTTGGAATCATAAAAGTAGGCGCTGACTCTAAGATTGAGATGAAAGAAAAGAAAGATAGAGTAGAAGATGCTATTTACGCAACAAAAGCAGCTTTAAAAGAAGGTATAGTCCCAGGAGGAGGAGTTGCACTATTAAACGCATCTCAGAAAATCTCCGCTAAAGCGGTAGGTGAAGAGATACTACTAAGAGCTATTCAAGCTCCTTTCTATACCATACTGGATAATGCTGGTATAACTATGCTAGATGGCTACGAAGATCACGAGGGGTATGGCGTTGACTGTATAACTGGCGAGAGAGCAACAATGGTCTCAGCTGGTATAATAGATCCGGTTTTGGTTACAAAATCGGCACTGAAAAATGCAGTTAGTGTAGTATCAACGATTATCTCTGCAGATTGTGTAATTTCAAATATGAGACACAATGAAGGCAATTAATAGATATATTATAGTAGACAGAATAAAGACAGAACCTAAAACGGTTGCTGGTCTTATAATGACGGATGATACAGATGTAGACAACCGTTATCTAAAAGCAAAAATAATATCATGTGGAAATCTTGTAGAAGGTTTAAAAGATGGAGATACGATATATTACGACAAACATGCTGGACACGACATATCATGGAAAGATACTCTTTATAGAGTTATTCGTGATGGTGACGTTGTTCTAGTGTGCTAGTCACTACAACCCGGTGGCGATTAAAACAAATTAATAATTAAAAACAAAAACAAAAATGGGAAGAGTATTTTTTGACACAAGAGAGAACGTACAAAAGATTGACGTTAGTTACCAATGTATTGCTAGTGATTCTGGCAAAATATTTTCACTTGATTCTGCTGCAGCGGTTGTAGTAACACTACCAACTGATTCAAACGCTTTAATTGGATGGAACGCGCGTTTTATCGTACAAACAGCAAACGATTTAGCATACACTATTTTCTCTGGAGATGGTACGGATTCTGGTGGTGATGACTTTGTAGGAGCAATCCTTTTACAAACAACAACTGCTACTGATTCTAATTACATAGCACCAGCAGCTAATGACGCTAAAATTGTTTTAGATGCAAATCTAGCAAACACAGGTGGTAACAAAGGATCGTATGTTGACGTTATAAAATTAGCGGCTAATGAATGGATGGTTTCAGGAATTGTATATTCTTCTGATGCGGATTCTACTGGAGCAGCTTTATTCATTGACGGATAATCTAGCTTAACAAAATATTATACCACGCTATTCATACGGGTAGCGTGGTATTAATTAAACCTAAACCGCAACCCGTAAACTTAAAACTTAGAACAACAAACAAATTATTTATTAATCATTAAAACAAAAAAAAATGGCTTATTTATTTTTTGCGGAAGGCGATGACCTTGACGCAGCAGGAGATGCAGCATTGTATAACCACAAAGATTACACAGGATTGACTCCTACAGCTACAACAACAGCTGAGATATCTTTTAAATCAAAAGATCGTACACTTGTAAACGATACAGTACTAGTTACTTACGCTACTACAGCTGCCGGTGGTGGTTTTAAAAAGTTTGCAGCAGCATTTGGTAAACTAATGTCTCAACTAGACAACACTCAATCTAAAGAAATGGTTGTTGTTGCTGATGAAGATAATAGCATCTACTTTGATTCTATTATATCTGGAGCAGTTACTATTACAGCAGCAGCGTAATTTGAGATTAACTAGTCACGATTTACGTGAATTACAAATCCTAAAGTATTACAGGCTCACTAGAAAGTGGGCTTGTAAGACTTACGGGTTAACAGATGCCGATCTTGAACTTCTAATATTTTTAGATTGTCAAAAACGGTTTACAAGACAAGATTTTATTGATGGTACTTACACCATGAGCTGGGATAAAACTCGGTGGGACAAGTTAAGAAAGCTAGGCTGGATTGAGGTGTGGAGACACAGGAATAGAACGACTATAAAATACTCAGTGTTTAAAACGTCGTTTAAATGCAGCCAATTAATAAGTAGAATATATAGGATGTTATTAGGCGAAGAAGATATGCCAACATCAGAAAGAAGTGTATTTTACAATAACAAAACATATACTGACAAAGTCTTTAATAAGGCTATTGATGATATGATTAAAGACCCTCAAAGATAAATGACATTTAAACTAGGATCAAGCAAAGGACTACAAGCACAAGGTGGAAATATAAATTCTACCATGAAGTTTAGAAAAGATCAAGATCTTTCTGTACCTGGCGTACCTGTTTATAAAAAGAAGTTAGATGGTGACGTATTGGGAGAGGCAAATATGGATGGAAGCATATACGTTAGTGAAAGCGTAGATCCAAATGATCCTATGATGAAAAGAGTTCTTAATCACGAAATGCAACACGTCACAGCCATGAAGATAGGTAGCGAAACCTACGATGATAATGCTGTTTATTTTAAAGGTGAGGTTTGGCCTAGAGGCGAAGGATACATAACAAATCCACACACTGGGCAAAAGATCAAAGAAGGTGATTCTAGATTGCCTTGGGAATCAAATAAAATACAATGATACAAAACATTTTAGGCGGATTATTTGGTAAAGTACTAGATAATGCAGAAGGAATTTTAGATAAAGTAATAACAACAGATAAAGAGCGTGACGAAGCTAAGTTGGCTATTAAATCTGTAATGTTAGAAGCAGAGCGTGAAGCTTTTGCAAAAGAAGTTGAAGATCGTAAAGATGCACGTGATCTTTATAAAGATGATGCTGTTATTCAAAAAGTATTAGCAACGTTATTTACAGTAGCTTACTTTGGCATTACTTACGTAATGTTTAACTACTTTGTAAACAAGACAATAGATTTAGGTGAATTTGAAATTAGCTTTATATCTACAATATTTGGAGCTATGAGCGCTAAAGTAAATACAATAATCGACTTCTTCTTCGGTGGAAGTTCAAATAAAAACGAACAAACAAAATAAACAAAATGGCAAATAAATTCTTTACAACAACAACAGAGCCGGTAATAACAAGTGGTGCTACTGCTTTCGGGGCAGATGATGCAATGTTTGACTGGACACCTATACAAATTCCAAAAGGATCTTGCGCTCTAGCAAGTATATCTGGATACATAATGGGTAAAAATGGCGATGACCAAGCTACTGGCGGAATTATTGATTTATTTTTTGCTAGAAGCATAGACGGAGTAGCACCTCCAACTATTGGTACTATAAATAGCGCTATATCAAAAGCTAACGCGGTTGCGTTTAGAAGACATCTAATTGGCTATATGTCTTTAGACATGGACGAAAGAACAGACTCAACAGACCCACTTGCGTCGTATAACGCTTTTGGATTAGCTTTTAATTCCACAATAAACAACTCTTATAATCCTATAATCATGGAAGCTGAAGCTGAAGCTAAGGCCAATGGATTTCAAACTATATACGTAGCTGGAGCTTCGCAGGCTGCTTTTGACTTTGGAACAGGAGTTTTATGTGCTGGAGAACACGCTGCAGACGACTTGACTATAGTTATAGATAATGGTAGTGGAGCTGCAAGTATTGCTCTTAACACTCTTGCTGTTGGAGATGAAATAGTAATATCAAACGACACTGCAATTGGAAAAATAACAGCTTTAACTAATGTACTTATAACCGTAGACGCTGCGCCAAACATTCTAGCGGACAACGCTGAAATTGTTCCAAAATTTCCACTAAGATTTAGGTTTGGGTGGCAATATTAAATAACAACTAATCAAATTAAATTAAATTAAATCATGGCAAAAAGAAAAACACCTAAAACTGTTGACTTAAAACCTCAAACAGACAGAATCACAGAAGAACAGCTAAAGTCTTTACAAGGACTAGTCAAAGCTATTAATACTGCACAAGCAGATATTGGTGCTATTGAAGCTAGAAAGCACAACTTATTGCATCAAGTTTTTGAAATACAAGGTATGTTGGCTAAGCTTCAAGAGGAGTTTAAAGAACAGTATGGAACTGGAGACATTAACATTCAAGATGGATCTATTAGAAAACAGAAAGATGAGCAAGCTGATTCGTAAAATTACCATTGGCAAGGATTATAAGATTGACGCAATGCACTACTCTGTTGGACAGGAAGTGTATGGTGGTCATACTATTTGTGATATTATAGAAGAAGAAGATAAGTTCTCTATATATATTAAAAAGAAAAACAATATACTACCTTGGAAGGACTTCAATAAAAATATGGCTGTTTCCGTAGAGTACAACTTAGAATATTAATGCGAAGTGTCTACGGTTTTGTAATAAAGCCTAAAGGTGAAAGATACAAGAACACTTCTAAGGTTGGAGACAAAGAGCTAATAACTAACACTGAAGTTTATAGCTATCAACATGTTAACAAAGAAGCAATAATTGTATCTTGCCCTATGGTAGGTAGTGATCTAGATTTATTACCCGGTGATACCGTTATCGTACATCATAATGTATTTAGAAGATGGCACGACGTTAAGGGTAGAGAAAGAAACAGCAATAACTTTTTCAACGAGGAAACATACGTTATACACGCCGACCAAATGTTTTTAAAGAAAAGCAATAACAAGTGGGAGTGCTTCAAAGGTTATTGTTTTATTAATCCTATAAAAGAAACAGACGCTTACAGCACAGAGCTAGAAAAACCTAACGTTGGTGTAGTAAAGTATTCTGATGGGACAGTTAACACTGGGGACGTTATTGGTTATAGACCAAAGACAAATAGTGAGTTTGTTTTTGAAGGAAAAAGGCTATACAGAGTTTTATCAAATCTTATTACAATTAAATATGAATATCAAGGAGACGAAGAAGAGTATAATCCAAGCTGGACATAGAGCAGTTGAAGAGCTCATTAAAGTTGCTAAAGAAGCTATTGTTGATGGTGATGATGACATTACTGCCGATAGACTTAAGAACGCTGCTGCTACAAAAAAGCTCGCTATCTTCGATGCCTTTGAGATACTTGATCGTATACAAGAAGAAGAAGCTTTACTCGAGGGTAAGGTTACTGAAGAGAAGAAAGAGAAGGTTTTTAAAGGCTTTGCCGAAGGTAGATCTAAGTAATGTACAGACAAACTTTATACGAAATAATAGAGCCAATAAAAAAGACTACAATAAGTAGGCTTAACAAAGGTAAGAAGTGGAAGCAAGGCTATAACAAGGAGCATGATGTTGTTGTACTTAGTGACACTGGCCAAATAGGTGAAATATATAACATCCAGGGATTGCACATAGCCTTACCTAAGCCTCCTAAAAATGTGTATAGCAACAAAGATAAAAAGTGGAAACAACTTGAAAAGCCTGAGATACTTAAGAAGATTAAAACAATATTTGACTGGAGGGCATACCCAGAAGATCAAAAAGAACAATGGCACGAGTACATCGACGGAGAGTTCGACAAGCGCAACGGTGGTTTTTGGTTTAATAATAATGGAACGACTACGTACATAACAGGTACACACTATATGTATTTACAGTGGAGCAAGATTGACGTTGGCGCACCAAACTTTAGAGAGGCAAATAGATTGTTTTTTATATTTTGGGAAGCGTGCAAGGTAGATAAGAGGTGTTATGGCATGTGTTACTTAAAAAATAGACGTTCTGGTTTTTCTTTCATGAGCTCTGCGGAGACCGTTAACTTAGCTACCATTTCAAGTGACTCTAGATACGGTATACTGTCTAAGAGTGGTGCTGATGCTAAGAAGATGTTTACTGATAAAGTTGTACCTATATCAATAAACTATCCTTTCTTTTTCAAACCAGTTCAAGACGGTATGGACAGACCAAAGTCTGAGCTAGCATATCGTGTTCCAGCGAGTAAGTTTACTCGTAAGAAAATAGAAACTAACGAGAAGCTAGAAGAGATAAAAGGTCTTGACACTACAATTGACTGGAAGAACACAGGTGACAACAGTTATGATGGCGAAAAGCTTTCGCTACTAGTGCATGATGAGAGTGGTAAATGGGAACGACCAGACAACATACTTAATAACTGGCGAGTTACAAAAACTTGTTTAAGATTAGGTAGTAGAATTATTGGAAAATGCATGATGGGATCAACGTCAAATGCTTTAGATAAAGGTGGTGATAATTTTAAGAAACTGTACAACGACAGCGATGTCAAAAAAAGAAATAGAAATGGTCAAACAAAATCTGGTTTATATTCTTTGTTTGTGCCAATGGAATGGAACTTTGAAGGATTTATTGATGAGCATGGACAGCCCGTGTTCAATACTCCAGAACGAGATGTTTGTGGACCAGACGGTGAACTAATAGACGTAGGTGTAATAAATCATTGGGAAAACGAGGTCGATGGTTTAAGAGATGATCAAGATGCTTTAAACGAGTTTTATCGTCAGTTTCCAAGAACAGAAGAACACGCGTTTAGAGATGAAACAAAAAATAGTATATTTAATTTACAAAAGATATACGAGCAAATAGATTATAACGATGATACAAAATCATCTAATAATGTTTCAAAAGGAAACTTTCAGTGGGAAAATGGTGTTAAGGATTCAAGAGTAATATTTACACCTGATAAAAATGGAAGATTTAATATATCATGGGTTCCGAGTACAAACTTACAAAACCACGTGATAAGTAAAAATAGAGCTAAATACCCTGGTAATGAACACATGGGCGCTTTTGGTTGTGACTCTTACGATATATCGGGGACGACCGATGGACAGGGATCAAAAGGAGCTTTACACGGATTAACAAAATTTAGTATGGAAGATGCACCTGCTGATACATTTTTTTTAGAATATATAGCTAGACCACAAACAGCGGAAATATTCTTTGAAGATGTTTTAATGG